AATGCAATCCCAGGTAGACACGACATCATATTTCCAATGTTTGAATTTGAATTTCCAGGTAATATAGACGATTTAAAAGCAATGGAATATGAATTGGTAGATTATTTAGGTTTTGAAAAACCAACTGAAAAAACATATGCAGAATGGCAGAAGCATTATGGATGGGGCGAACATTCAGACTTAACGGCAGAAGATGAAGGAAAAATGTATGACGAGTTTACTACAGCTTTAATTACAGATTTTCCAGAGTTTACAAGTCCTTTTTGGAATATGAGTCGTTACGAAGATGGTATAACGAGTAAAAAAATAGATGTCATACTAGGCGGTATGGAAACAATAGGTTCAGCTGAACGCTCTACTGATGTTGAACAAATGAGAGATACTTTTCATACAATCACTGACGGCCAATATTCACAACTATTATATAATTTATTTGGAAAAGATAGAGTTGAAGCAGAATTAGAAGAGTTTTTGAAATTTGAATTCTTTCCACGAGTAGGTGGAGGAATTGGCATGACAAGAATGATAGCTGCTTTAGAAAAATAATATATTCTGGGGTGGTGAAACGGTAAACACGCACGATTGTTTCTCGTGTGATAGATGACGGCAAATTATTTATCTTGAAGGTTCGAATCCTTCCCCCAGAGCCAACATTATTAGCTTTGCTAATTTTAGATGACTGTTTGCACCTGCATGAGAGCCATCAGGTGCAAAATCTTTATGCTTTTCTAAATCTAAATGAAACTTTACATAGTCGTCTGTTAACTCCTCTAATTCTGTCTGTAAATGTGGAAAACAACAGTGATGAATTGTTTTAATTCCTCTAGTAATTATTACTTGTTTTGCAACTGCACCGCTCCACATTCTTTTTACTACTTCTTCTTCAGAAAAATATAACATTCCAGCGGCATGCCAAGCTGCTTGATGTTCTTTTGTTTTTTTACGTTTATTTCCTAATATTTGTTCTGATAAAATCCAGTTTCTATAGTATTTTTCATTTTTTAAGATATGATTTGCAATTATGAATCCCTGCCAATGATTGTTTCTAAAATCCCACACTTGCCACCGATATTCATTTGTGTGACCAATAAGTATTAAATCAGGTTTTAACTTGACAGCTTCTTCAACTTGTGCTGTAATAAGGTATTCAGACGCGCCACTCTGTGCTAAGTTTTTTAACTCAGCATTTAATTTTCTCTGTACTAAGTACGGATAACATTGTGTTTGCTCAGAGAGACCTTCTCCTCGAGTAAAACTATCACCACAGGAAACTATTAACATGAGTGATGAGATATTTTTAGTTGGTAATTCATGGTCTATACCTTGTGATGAAGCACCAATTCCTGCCTTCAACCTACTCGGCATAAAAAACCGATGGGAAGTTCCTGGAATTACTTTAGATGCACAAGCAGAATACATCATTGATAACAATCTTGTCAACAAATTTAAAGTAATTTGGTTGGTTGGACACCACCACAGAGTTGATCCAAAAGGTGATGGTAATTATTTACTACCTTACCCTTGGGGAGTCATGGATAAATATGGAGATTTAGTCAGAGATCTATGGTTTAAAAAATTAACTAAAATGCCTTGGTATAATAGAATTAATGCATTATTTATCAAAGCTGTCTTAGGCGATGCTAATAAAAGCAATCTTCTACTTATACCGATTTATAGGCCTAATACTTTGGAACATTCTTGGTTTATAGATCACCCATGTATTTGGGATTTTTATTTACGAGACTTTGCAAAAAAAGAAGGGAATATGGGGCATCAAGGACATATGAACCAAAACGGACATATTAAATTAGCACCTATTTTAGCATCGGAGATATACGATAGATGGAAGATTACATTAAAGATGGCTGGGCCGACGCAGTTGAAATCGGATTTAATGAAAGAATCGCCCGACAAGCGAGTAATATAGTTAAATATTGCGAAAAAAACTATATTAATCATGGTCACCAGTGGCGATGTGACTTCGCAGGAAAGTGTGCAATTCTTCTGAAACCTGGTGAAGGTTATGAATGGCACTTTGACAATTTAGATTTTGCTGAAAAAAAGTTAACTACATCTCGACCTAACAGATTTTGGTCTCATTTAATTTATTTAACTGAGGGAAAACCTTTTGAAATAGGTTCTTGGAATCCAAAAGGAAATCGTGTCGAACAAACTGATTTTTCTGCTCCTGAACCTGATGAAATCTTGGTTAGAATATTTCCTAAACCTGGAAAAACTCTTTTATTTCCATGTTTTATGGTACACAGGATTCAACCAATCGTTGATAATCGCAGGTGGGCTTTTGTAGATTTCGTTGGTGAGGCTAATTATTCTACTAAAACAAAAAAAGATTTAACTAATATATTTAATAGGTATTTTGATGAAGATACTAGGAATAAGTTGCTATCATCACGATAGCGCTGCATCCTCAATAAAAGACGGATTTATACAAGGGGCTGCCCATGAAGAGAGGTTTACTCGTAGAAAATATGATAGTCGTTTTCCATTTAAAACAATTGAGTGGTTACGCGATACTTACGAGGAGTGGGAAGTAGCTGCTTTTTATGAAAGCACTACTTATAAACAGTTTAAATCAGATATTAAAAAGGTCACCAAAGCAGAGCCTGTGTTAGTTGATCATCATAGCGCTCATGCTATGAGTTCTATTTTAATGACTGACTGGGAAGATTGCGCTGTTATGGTTATAGATACAGTCGGTGGAAAATTTTCAACATCTTTAGGAGTTTATGAAAATGGCAAAATTACATGGATTAAAAGGTTCCGCTATCCCAATTCTATTGGGCTTTTTTATTCAGCTGCTACTCGTTTATTGGGTTTTAAACCACTCAGCGGTGAGTCTCAAGTCATGGCTGCGGCAGGATACGGTTCTCCTAAATGGGTTGATTTTATAAAACAAAAACTTATAAATATTCAAGATGGAGATTATACCTTATTACATGATTTTAGTCGTGGTGTGGGTGCAGGAGTATTAGATTGGGATATAGCCGCCTCTGTACAATCTGTTTTCACTGATATTGTTTTAAATTTAGCTAACTGGTTATTTAATGAAACAGGAAAAACTAACTTAGCTTACTCTGGAGGGTGCGCTCTAAACTGTGTTACTAATACCCACTTAATGCGCTATACTCTATTTGATGATATAGCAATACAACCTGCCTCTGGCGACGCAGGCGCTTCTTTAGGTGCTGCTGCTTTAATTGAAAGACCACTTTGGGAAAGTGCGTTTTTAGGATATGAAGATTATGAGCATATATCAGCTGACGAAGCAGCCGATAAAATTATCAAAGGCGATATTATACCAATTATTCATGGTCGAGCTGAGTTTGGGCCTAGAGCGTTAGGTAATAGAAGTTTGCTATGTGCTCCTATAAATGGTACTATAAATAGATTAAATAAAATTAAAGGTAGAGAAAACGATTCATGGCGACCTTACGCACCAATAGTTCAAGATAAGGAAGCTAATGACTTTTTCACTATTTATAAGAATTGCCCAAATATGTTATTTGTTGCGGATATTAATGAAAACTCTAATTTTAAAACTTATGATAAAACAGCTAGGTTACAACATGTTACGGGTTCTCAGGCTTATTTGTATAAAGTTTTAGAAATCACAAGACAATATGGTTTTCCTATTCTTATAAACACTAGTTTAAATGCAAAAGGTATGCCTATAGTTAATAAGAAAGAAGATTTAAATGAAATTCAATTATTTAACTGAGGTTAAAACCGAAACTCTTAAGACTGGTAGAACTTATTATACTCCTGATGGTGCCTATCCCTCTATAACTACTGTTTTAGGAAAAACAGCTGATAACACTTGGCTTCAAAGGTGGATAGAACGAGTTGGAGAAGAGGAGGCTGCCAGAGTATCAAAAGAGGCAACTGATAGAGGAACTTTGGTACACGAATTCGCTGAAAAATATTTTAATGGTGAAGACATCAGTGATTTAGATCAACAAACTGCTGATGTTAAACAAATGAGTCAAGATTTAATTGTAAGCGTAGAATCGGGGATTGAGGATATTTGGGGACAAGAACAAGTTCTTTGGAGTAATAAATACAAATACGCTGGTAGAACAGACATGGTAGGTATGTGGAAAGGAAAACCTACCATTATTGATTTTAAAACGAGCAAAAAGAAAAAATACATTAAACAAATAACAGATTATTTTATACAATGTTGCGCTTATGCAGTGGCTCACAATGAAATGTATGGCACAGGTATTAGAAACATGGCTGTGATTATAACAGTTGATTCTGGCGAGCCTCAAATATTTGAGAAAGATGCTGTGGCATATCTTCCACTTTTAAAGAATAGGAGAATGATGTATGAGAAACTGCAAAAAAATTCCAATACCTAGACTCGAAGGTGTAGATGTAAATAAATTAATGTTATTCTATAAAATGGGTAGTAAATTCTTTTTAAGTAGATATAACGTAAATGCTTGGAAATCTTTTGATTTAATTAAAAATACTACTAGTTCCCCAATGATGAGACATTTTCCTGCCATTGAAAAATGGGTAGCAACAATTAAGAGAGATACTGCTATAAAAGCAATTCAAACTTTATACATATCTATTCTTGCCCCTAAAAGTCATATACCTTGGCATATTGATAGATCTGATGATGCGCTTTCAAACTCTTATATTACTTCAATTGTAACAAATAAGAGCTTTATCGAGTTTAAAGATGATCGAAAGTATACCTATAAAAAAGGATACAGTTACGTAATTAGAACAGGCACTGAACATCAAATATTTAATTTAAGTGACGATTATAGAATCACACTTTGCACTACACCGATAGGAGATAACCCATATGCTAATAATTGATTGGCTAATAGAAAAATACGAAGAATGGAAATTTAATAGAGAGTTTGAGAAAAAGAAAAAAGAACTTTTAAAAGCTGATCCTTTCATTTATGAGATAACAGACGATGACAAGAAGAATTAAAAAACCACTGCTAGAATTTTTTGAAAAACACAGATTGACCGATGCTGAAAAATCTTTTATATTAGGTTGTATAAATTCACAGAAAAAATTTCCACAGTTAACACATCGCCAATGGCAAGTTGTTTGTGAAATAGAAAAGAGATATAAAGATGAGCAAATATCCAGGGGTAGAGAGATTACCTAGCGGGAAAATTAAATATAGAGGAACTACTTTTGATGGATTCAATAAACCGAGACGATCTAATAGACCTGAAAAAAAGGGTATGGTACTTGCGAAAAAAGGCGATAAAATTAAACTTATCCATTTTGGAGACAGTTCTATGGGGCATAACTACAGTCCAGCGGCGCGAAAGAGCTTCAAGGCACGACACGCAAAAAATATCGCGAAAGGACCCATGTCCGCTGCTTTCTGGGCTAATAAAGTGTATTGGGCAGGCCCAAAAGGCTCAACGAAACAACCTCCGAAGTCGCAAAAACACGTTAAAAGATGATCCAAGTTATTTTGGATGGTAATTATTTAAACTCAATCTAATTCATGACAAATGTTATTAAATTTCATCTGGTACAAGATTTTCCAGATACTCTTGTACTTCCTCCTTTAGCTGCAAAAAAACTTATTCCAGACTGGTTTAAGAAAATCCCACCTACAAATGAAGACGATCTTACAGTAAAAAAATGTGTGCCTTTCATTGATGCAATGGGTGCGGGTTACACTATTCTTTCGCACATTGATATTGTTTTGTATCAAACAAAAGAAAAGGAAGTCAGATTATGGCACGCAGACGAAAAGATAAAAGAATTATATCAACGTTGGCCTCCCATCGAAACACACCCTAACAGACAGTTTCCAGGATCTCCAATGACAGGCTATACTGTTTGTAAATATATGAGTCCTTGGATTATCGAAACAGCTCCTGGTTACTCAACTTTATTTTTACCACCAATCAACAGATTAGAAATACCAATTGTTCCTTTAGTAGGATTAGTAGATTCTGACACATATTTTAATAACGTGAACATACCTTTTATTCATACGGC